GAGTTAATTTTAAACGGTATGCCAGCAATTGCTCTGGCCTTGTCAAGTTTAATCAAGAACTCCTCCTTCATGTTGCTGCCTGAACCAGGTGCATCTGGAGAGTCAAATTCAGAAAGTGTAAAGTGCTTCAGTTGCATTGTGTAAAGTTACTTAACCCTAGTGAATTTTTTTGCTGCACTTTTTACGGATTTTTTACCAACACATCCCCAAGCCTTCCGGCTTAAGTCATTGGCACAGGGAGGGTTCTTGCACTTCTTAATGCCAGAAGACCTTGCACAGTAGTTGTCTCCCTTAGGAGTACCAGGTGCAATGCTGTAACCCTTTGCTCCGAACTTGACAGTCTTACCGCCAACTTTAGTCTTAAACTTTTTGTCTGCCATTATCTACCTTGTCCTCTGTACTTTTTCTGCCTGCCTTCCTTTGGCCTTCTGGCCTTTCGGTGCTTGCCCTCTCTGCGCTTGCCGAAGTTAATCTTAACCGATGACTCTTTACTTGCCTTTTTCATGTGGTAAATATCCTAATTAATCACTTACTTTTGTAATCCTCTATGAGCCTTGAAGATAACTTTTACAGAGAGAGAGATGGAGTTGCTTCGGGTACTTGCCAAGGGCAGGCACTTTCTCAAGGATCAGGCTAAACCAAATAGAAGAGATTTTATTTGGGGCAATTCCAATGAAAGAAGAGACTTAATTGGAGTGATGGGTGAGTATGCAGTCAGCAAAGCATTAAAGATTCCAATGGACATGAGCTGTGGGTTAGAGGGTGATGGAGGCACAGACCTGATGATGGATGACTATAACCTTGATGTCAAGACAACAAAGTACAAGACAGGCAGGCTAGTGTTCAATCTGAATGATGAGCTAAAGGCTGATGTCTACATACTATGCTGGGCAATGGAGGAGGCAGCAGAAGTTATCCTTCAGGGCTACATCAGGAAGCAAAGTATGGCTGCTGTAATGGTCAAGCAGAACTTAGGTCATGGCATGCGAAATGTCATTGACCAAAGGCATCTTAAACCTATCTCCCTACTTATTGCATATAGGGAGAAAAAGTAGGGTGAAAGCGTGACAAATTGGAACGGGTTGTAATTACTTTGTAACTACCTTAATCCTGTTCTGCCCCTCTCCTTTGCAGACTCATACTGCTCCTTGGCAACAGGCCAGAGCTGATGTCGGCAATTGTAGCCTCCACGATAAATGAATATAGTGCTGCTGTTAGTGCCAGCCATTCTGCCCTGCCAGCCTTTAAGACTTGCCCACTTTTCTACTTCTGCCTTGGTAAAGTAACGGCCTGCCCTTGCTTGGCAGAACTCTCTGGTGTCTGATATGATAGTTCCAGAGTAGAGGTAGTACTCTACTCCTAGGTCATCAGCAATAGTCTGAATGTACTCTGAATTAAAAGTCATCACAGAGTCATTGGTAGTCTGCTTGATGTACCGATTTAAAAAGGCTTTCTCAGTGTCAGTTCCCTCAATGAACTTTCTGAGAGTCTCATTAAGCTGAGACCTTGTGCCTATGCCAGCTATGTTGTCCTTTAGGACTTCCTGAATTGCTGTGCCGAAGTTATTCCTGATGCCAGCACCTAGCAGAGCATCTTTAGTGGTAGCTATATTGGTCTCTAGGATGGCCTTATAAAGCTCAGTCTTAGGCTTAAAGTCATCCAGAATGATGCTGATGTAATCATTAGATAGCTTACTAAGCTGGTCAAAGCCTGCAATGACTTCTGCTACCTGAGTCTGGTAAAGGCTATTGTTGACAATGGTGTCAGCAATGTCCTTTTTCAGTTTGATCATCTCCCTCAAAGTCTTTGCCCTATCCTTAGCATCCAGACTTAGATTGCCAGACAGGTCAATCACCTGGTTAGATAGCTTCTCAAAGACCTTAGGCAGCGCATCATCCATGCGCTTCTCAATGGCAAGCTGAAGCTGCTGAATCTTCTTGATTAATTCCAGCTGCCTCTCATCCATATTAGCTTATCTCTGCCAGTAGATTGTTAATCTTATCATTCAAGACCTTGAATAGCTTGGCATTGCCTGCCTTATTAGCCCTCTCAGCTGCAAGTGATAGCTGCTGAATAGCCAGAGGTAGCTTACCTAGGTTATCAGCCTCCTCTGCCGGAGTAGATGTGTCTTCAACATCATCCATAAGAGGCACTAATCCAGACTTAATCTGAAGCTGCTTCTCTGCTGCCAATGTATATACATCAGCCTGTTGCTGGCTGAATGATAGCTCATACCACTGCGGATTTTCCTCAAGCTTCTGCATGACAAATGCTGCTAGGTTGGCACTTAGAATGTAGTCTAATTGAGTGCAGCCATTGCTGGAGAGCAGCACAGTCTTCTCATCGGTTGTCTTGAATGGCAATGGGTCAAGGCTACTAAGTAGCTTGAGGTATGTCTTCTTCATTGAGTTGTCTCCATAGAGCTTCTCAACATAGTCCATCTCAATGCCTGCAATAATCAGAGGGTTAAAGTTGCCGGAGATAGCCTTATTAAGTTGCTCACCTACCATCTCTGTGGTCATGATGTCATAGTCAGTAGGCACAGTAATCTGAGGCAGTGCTGCCTGTATCTTATCACTGTCCATTAGGCTGCTACTGAATAGGCTATTGTACCTTTGGTACATGATGTAGAAGCAGACCTTGCGATAGACTTGAGCAAGGTGAACAGTCACAGAGAAGCAGAAGGTGTTAAGCTCTTTTCTGTCATACTCTTTAGCTATCCCAGACTGAGCAGCTGGTATCTGCCCAAGCAACTCAAGACCTATAGCCTTGAACCCTTGAAACTCTTTCTGCACTATGTCCTCCTGGAAGAGCCTTACTGTTTCAGTTGGTCTCTCAATGTAGCCTGCCGGAGGTACTGGTGGTATCTGTGGATTAGGATTAATTGCACTAGACCTGTCAATGTTAATTTCCATTAGCCCGAATGGTGAACTGCTAGCTCTTCCAGAGCCAGAGCAATCATTACAGCTGACCTTCTCCTCCTTACGATTAGTTCTTATCCCTGTGCCATTACATGTCTTACAGGGAGACATCTTCAATGCCCACTTCTGTGGCAGGGCATGCATTGCCCATAGTATATTAAGGTCATCAGTCCTGAAAAGAACTTCATTCCATGCCGGGAGGCAAGGAGCAAGAACTGAGTCATAGACTAACTGACCATCTTCTTCTTCGTATATTATATTGCCGACTTTACACACTGGCAGATAGCCGAACTGATAGGGCAGGATAAAGACTTGAAAAGGCTGGTCATAGGTGTACTCATTGACCTGCCTGAACAGCATCAAGCCCTCAACTGTTATGCAGAGGAATTGATCCCACTTCCTCCGGTTCATATCCTTGTAATCCTCTGCCTTGATTATCACATAGTCCTCACCCTCCCAGATTAAGTCTTCAGACTCCACAATCTGAGGATAAGGTCTTGACCAATCCAGAGTAGTGGTAGCTGCCGGGTCTTCAATGAATTCATTGTAGTCTGGCAGAGTAATCACTATGGCATTGGCATCTTTAAGGTAGGTCTTCAGGAAGACATTAAAGAGCCACTTCTCAAGGCTTCCTGTCTTCGGCAGCTCATCCTCCACATAATACTGCAGCGTATTGTTGCTAAGCCCTATGCGCTCTGCAATGCCTGTCTTCTGAAAGTCATCCTCGAACTTAATCTTAAAGTCATCAGCCTGCTGAATCTTCTGCAGGAAAGTATAAACCCTCCCGGTGGCTGTAGTGGTAGGAGCTTGCCATCTGCGTCTTCTGTACTCCCTCATCCAAGGCTCTTCACTCGGATGCTGAGTAATCAAGAGCTTCTCGGGGTACTCGTTCTCAAAGTGATACTCCAGCTCTTCAGCCTTTTCTCTAGCCTCCTCAATGTAATCGTGCCTGCCTTCACGGATTTTCCGGTCTAGCAACTTTGATAGTAGTACCCCGATTAACTCTTCCATGTTACTTTATTCTCCGCAATTAACGACTAGAGTAATTGTCTCCTGACCGAAAACACAGCCATACTCATTGGTCACAGTGACAATGAAAATGTAAGTGCCGACAAATGTTTCTGGATTCCAAGTAATCACACCAGTTACAGTGTCAATTACAAGACCAATCTCAGTG